AAGCAGGCTCGCGTCCCGCCGCAGGCACTTGACAATAGCCAGGGCAACCCGGGAGTGGCTGCCAATGAGGGGGGCTGGCTAGATAGGTACAATGTTGGCGATCGGTCGCCTAGCGCGGTGGCCGCAGCAAGACGAGCAACGGGGCTACAGTAATCTAGCTAGGAGGCTTTAGGATGGCGCAGACGGCGACGACGGGCAATCTGGAAAATGCCCAGAAGATCATTCTTGCGGCAAGTAGGTATACGGAGGAGCATAACGCTCCTGCGCTGGCGTTGATCGAGCAGTTTAGCCTTCCGAAGGGGGCAAAGCAGGTCACCGTCCCCAAGGTTGGCCAGATGTCCATGTCTGACCTCGTAGACGGCCAAGATATTATTGACGAGGAAGACATCGGCATGACCACGGTTGATCTCACGGCGAGCGAGGTTGGCGCTAAGGTTATCCTCACTGACAAGCTGGTCCGGCAGGCCGCCGACAACGTCTTCTCCATGATAGGAAGGCAGCTTGGTGACGGCATGGCGAGAAAAAAAGACACGGACGTAATTGCCCTGTGGCCTAACCTTAATGATGGCACGATCTTATCTGCGGATAACCAGACATTCTCTACGGCGAATGTTCATGCCGCTATAAGTAGGGCGAAGGCCAATAAGTTTGGAAGCCAGCTTTACATAATTCATCACCCAAACGCGGTTGCGGAACTTTCTAAGGCATCGGCTACAACTGCCGACACTGCTGCCGCTGCTGGACTTACGAGCGGTTGGAGCGTCGATCTGTTGCAGAACTTCTACAGCGGGCTCCGCCCCATCAACGGCGTCAGCATTTTTGAGGACGGGAATATCGCAAAGATTGGCACCACGGACTCGGGATATGGCGTTATCGCTGACAAGACGGCCATGGCGGCCCTTACCAGCGTAGACACGAGGACTGAGCGACAGCGCGACGCCTCTCTCAGGGCCACGGAACTGGTAATGACCGCAGACTACGGTGTGTTTGAGCTAGACGACAGCCGGGGCGCAGCGTTCAGGGCAGAGATTGGCGACCTTGCCTTCTCGTAGGCATAAGTAAGTGAGGGTAAGTAGTGGTAGGGATAACTGAGCGCAACCAGCAGAAGCTGGAGCTAGCTAATGCAGGCTTCTCGTTAAAGTACATAGACGAGTGGCAACCCAAGGCGACCCTATATCGGCACAAGCCTAGCTACAATGCAGAAGGCAGTGTGTCAGAGGATATTGGCACTACGGTAAAAGGGGTTCCTGGAGAGCCCGGATACGTGTTGCGTAAGGCTAAGATCGGACTATTCCCCTGGGCTCCTGGTGCAAGCTGCGAGTGCCAGTGGTGCGTCGGGCAGCGCCCCGGGCCTACGGACTCGTCCGTCAGGCAGGCTGCTGATAGCGTTTTCGCGATTGTCGGTAGCCAGCTTGGCAATGATGTGGCGCAGGCTGTGCCTGCAAAGCCCTCGATCAGCGTCTATTGCCCGGTCTGCAATGCGGAGATTATAGGGGCATCGCGTGCGGGGGCTCAGTCTAAGCTGAGGGCTCACGCCAAAACTCACTAAGGGTTAATGCTTGGGGCGGCTGTAACGATAGGCCGAGGCCGCCCTCGGGCAGTGCAAATATCGGCCTATCGCAGGACATAGGAGCCTGTAAATTTAAGCCTTAAAGGAGGTTTGGAAATGTCGTTTCCAAAAACAATTAGTGGAAGTTATGGGTGGGAAAAACAAACCACATCAGCACAGAGGCAAGTCCTTGGGGCTGAGATGGTGTTTGCAGATGGTAGAAAGTACAGATATGTAGAGAATGGCGGCACTGCTATTGAGGAAGGAATGATTGTAGCGAGTGAGGCTCCTGCCGGTAACCATGATGAAGACCTAGCGGTAGCAACAACTGCTGCTGGCTCTAGTTCGGTTACCGTCACGCTTGGTGCAACCGCTGCTGCAAAGAATCTATATGCAGAGGGGTATCTGTTCTTCAACTTACCTACGCTTTCAACAGCGGGGTCAAGGGTCTTTTACAAGATCAAGAGCCATCCTCAAGCTGACGGTTCTGCTACATTAGCCCTGACTCTTGATGAGCCAGATGCTACAGTTATTGCCGTTACTAACGGAACAGAGACAGCGGGTCTAATCAAGAGCCCTTATAAAGATATAGTAGTAGCTCCTGCTGCTGTAGCAGGACGCTTTGTAGGTCTGTCAGTTTGTCAGGTTGCTGCTGACTACTTTGGGTGGGTACAGGTTGCAGGCATGGGTGTAGCTGCTATGGACGGAACACCTGCCGTTGGCACACTTGTTGGTGCTAGTTCTAACCACGCAGGTTCGTTACTTGCCGTTGGGGCAGATACGACTCCTGCTCTTGCTAGGACACATGGTAAAGCTGGTGTGAACGACGAGTATCACACCGTAATGTTGATGAACCTGTACTAAAAGTGGTAACTGAACTCTGGACCCCGCAGGTGGTCACGAGTCACGCCGTGTCCCCTGCGGGGCACAACGCTGAGACCGGCGGGCAGATACAGTCACACATCTTCCGGGTACACGACCCTGTCACGGGCAAGAGGCATAAGTTCTGCGTCCTTGCAGACGACGAGACCTCACAGGCGCACCTCGAGGACATGGCTGCCCAGGCCGTTGACACTTGGCTTACCGAGATCAGGCAAAAAGATCATAAGCCTGCTCCTAATGCTGGGCAGCGTAAGGAGATAGGCAAGATCCTGGACGAGATCAGGACCAACCGCATCAAGCGCAAGGAAAGTTCCAACGGCAAGATCTACTACTCTGGACTGAAGGGGGCTAAGTATGGCGGGCACGGAAATACAGGTAACGGAAGGCGACCTGTCAGAGGTGCTTCGCCTCAAGGTTAACGAGGTTACGAACCTGCAAGTCCAGCTAGTTGCGATGACCCGGGCAGTGACCGAGCGCAACCAGAGAATAGACGATCTTGAAGCCAGGCTTGCCAGCTTGAATAGTAAGGAGGCTGTAGATGCCGAGGGTAGGGAAGAAAAAGTTCCCGTACACTAAGAAGGGCAAACAGGCCGCCGCTGCCTACGCGAAGAAAACTCGCAAGAAGGCACGCCGGTCTGGATACTAGTATTTGATGGGGTGCAGGGATGGCAGTTATCCAAGGAAGAACCCGCGCCCAGCTTCGCCGGAGCATTGGCTACAACTTAGGCGCAGTATATGTCTCGTCGGCTAGTGACAATTCCACTGCCACGAATGAGATAACCGACAACACGCTTATAGGCGCGGACGACAACCACAACGGCAAGTGGGTAGTCTTTAACGACGCTAGCGGGACAGCGGGGCAGGTTACCCGTGTCAGCGACTACACCTCTAGCTCGACTAAGCTCGAGGTGTCTCCTGCGCTGGCCGCCAATCCAGCCACCAGCGACAGCTACGAGCTGTGGGATGCTGAGTTTAACCCCGCGGTTATCGACGACTTCCTCAACCAGGCGATCATAGAGTCCACGGGTCACGCCTGGGACCCGGTAGAAAGCCTGGCTTTCCATACAGATGGGGGCATATTGCGGCTGGATGTCCCGTCCGGCATCTCTATGGTTCGAGACCTCTTCTACCGCAATAGCGTGGACTTTACCCGGCTTCACTCCTGCAACAGCGCATTCGATGAGACCGTGGACTCGGACTTCACGGTCACTGCTGATACGGAGATCAAGAAACAGGGCACTGCCAGCAACAAGTTTGTCATAGCTGGCGGAGCCAGTGCTGGCGACATTGCCACCGACTCGTTTGGCAGCAAGGATATCAGCGGGTACGACTACATCGAGCTCTGGGCCAGGAGTACGGTGGCCACCAGTGCTGGCAACCTGAAGATACTCCTTGACGACACGGCCAGTTGTGCTTCGCCCCTAGAGACCCTGAGCGTTCCTGCCCTAACGGCGGATACTTGGACATTCTGCCGGGTGGCCTTGGCCAACCCTGAAAGCGATACCGCGATCATCTCGATAGGCCTTGAGTACGACTCCGACCTCGGGGCCTGCACCGTCTGGCTGGACGATATCAGCGTCGTCAAGAACGATACGGCTAAATGGATTAAGCTGCCGCGTCACCTGTGGTGGATAGACAAAGAGGCTAAGGACGTTGTGATGGATAGCTACGTCCATGGCGTGGCCCGCTACAATCTCCTCAAGCTCGTAGGCGGGGACAAGCCCGCGCTACTTAGCGCAGACTCGGACACCTCCGAGATCAGCGAGCGTTACCTGATCGCGGCTGCCACAGCCAGGGCTTTCGCGGCCAACTCTGGCGGGCAGGGCACGGACCCAGACCAACGACGCGGCCAGGCGGGCTTCTGGTTTGGCATGGCAAACTCTGCCAAGAGGGCGCTGCCCCTTCTGACTAATGTACGGCTGGTCGAATAGTGGCCGCCAAGGTAGAGAGCCCTAACGAGATTAGCCTGAACGGGGTATTCTACCCTATCGCCAGGCCTGTCCAGAGCGTACTCGCTTCCTTATACCCCTCCAAGGTCGTCATAGGCGACACCACCAAGGACAGCCAGGCCCGCACCTCCGTTATTGCGTGGTCGGACTGGCGTGGAGGGATAGGCGTCAACCGCATGGAACACGGCGGAGACGTTAACCGTGCGTGGTGGAGTACCCTCCAGCTACGCTATAAGAACCACCTGATCCTGCCTGGGCTGGACAACGACGCTGCGGCCAATGGCACCGCCACCAGCCTAACAGGCCCTACGATAGGCGCTATCGCAGAGTACGCGAATGCTGTGTATGTGGCCTGGAACGGCTCTATATCCCAAGACGCCAAGGTATACCTGTACAACAATACGTCCGACGCCTGGGGCTCGGCTCTAGCTACGCCTAGCGACCAGGTTACGGATACCGTAACGTGGCGCACCTTGGCCTCAGAGACATTCCTGATCTTCGCCCACTACGATACCAACGGATCGGGCTACACCCGGTTTGATGGCTCTACGTGGACGGAGGACGCCTTTGACACACAGTATGTGGCGGTCTGGGACGACCGTCTCTGGGGCATAAGCTATGCAGGGCAGCTATGGTACTCAATCGTAGCTGGCACCGAGGTGACCGACGCCAAGCTGCCCCTGCCTCCTGGCTCTGTTACTGCTCTATTTGTGGCCCGAGACGCTGGCGGTGAGCCGATTATCTATGCGGCCACCAAGAAGGGGTTGTTTGCCCACGATGCCGCAAACTCTCAGTTTGTGCAGACGGAGCTGACCCTGCCCAATCATCCCTTTGCTGGTCGGGGCACGATCAGATGGCGCGACAGTATCTACATGCCTGCGGGGCTGGGGCTGTACAGGTATATCAACCAGGCTGGCGGGGCCGTCCTGACCATCGCAGGGCCTGACCGCGATGACGGGCTCCCAGCCGACAACCGAGGCACCATCAAGTACATGAGCGGCTCTCACAACGAGCTGTTCGCTGGCGTGGACTCCTCCACGGCTGCAAAGATAGTATCCTCTAGCTCCTTGCCGTATCAGTGGCAGAGCCACCAGGGGTCTACGGTAATTGATGCGGACACAGGCTACTCATCTATCCTGGGGTATAACGAGCTAGGCTGGGAAACTAAGTGGGCAGCCACCACCGTAGGCAAGAGCATTCAGCATATGCTGGTCAGTGACGCCTACAGTGAGTACCGTCTCTGGTGGGGGTTCGACGGCGAGATCAAGTTTATGAAGATCCCGTCGGACATCATCAACCCCTCCTTTGTGTCGGACTTTGAGTTTCGGGTCAGCGGAACACATGAGACGCCCTGGTTCAACGCGGGCCAGAGCGAGGTCGATAAGCTGGCACTCAAGCTGCGGACCGAGGTGCAGGACGCCAGCAGCACCGAGACGGTGACCGTCTCGTATGCCACAGATTACAGTGAGAGCTATACGTCGGCGGGGTCGGCTATTACCTCAGATGGCATCACCACCTACACGTTTGGCTCCAAGGCGGGCACCACGTTCCGGGCCATCAAGTTCAAGGTTGCGCTGGCTCGGACAACGAACACATCGACGGCTAACTACAAGAAGCTGACCCCAGACATGGTTAGCCTGACCCTCGAGTGGCGAAAGAAGCTGCCGGCTAAGTGGGGCCATCAGATTCAGATAGATCTTAGCAAGGACGACTACAAGGGCAAGAGCCCGAAGGACTTGCGGGCCGCGCTCCTCTCCGCGATCGAGTCAACCACGCTGGTGGAGTTCACCTTCCGGGACGACTCGGGAGGCGACCGCAACTTCTACGTGGACGTTACCTCTGCTACCGGGTTGGAGTTTTCGGGCTACGACGAGCGGGGGCAGTCTACGGTCAGCTTGGTGGAACCATGATCCTTGATGTAGGCACTACAACCGTCTCTACGGCTGGTACTGAGCAGCGGATATCGAACACTGCCAACAGGGTGCTGTGGATCAAGGCCAAGGCGCTTGCGGCGAACTCGGGCATTGCCTACCTCGGGGTGTCCGACGTTACGGCGACCAATGGCTACGAGTTGTCGGCGGGCAACGAGATCGAAGTCAGCTTCAGGGAACTGGGGGGCTCGATCGAGTTCTCGTCTATCTATGTGGATGTGGCCACTAACGGGGACAAAGTGTGCTGGGCTGTGGTGTTGGAGGGGTAAATGACCCTTCTTGCGAGTCGCACGAGAGGATGAGGCTGGGGCCGGCGCTGCGGCGATGAAAGAGACAATGACAAGAGTTGTCTTATGCCCCGAGAGCTGACCGAGGAGGAGGCGCTGGAGCGCGCCATAAAGTTCTCTGAGAGATACGTCGCGCGAGGACCCTACGAGTTTTTTCCCGATGCAGAGGTGGTTAAGCTCGTCCAACAGGGGTTGGGCGAGAACGAAAAGGCCCATGGCTACCGGTACTGCCCTTGAATGCCTCTCAGCGGCGATCCCGTGGAGGATCGCAAAAAGATCTGTCCCTGCGAGAGGCATCACGAGGACATCGAGCGTGACGGCTTCTGTATATGAATGTTCTTCGTGAGCGAAGAGTTTCTTCGCAAATACGAATCAGGGGAGGAGTTCGAGCAGACCATCGACGAGGCGGTGCCCGTCGGCCAGGAGCTGTTCGAGCAGTCCAGCGGGAAGCGCGACCACAACCTGAAACGCCGTGAGCACTCGGGACGAAAGTCAGAAGGCACGGCCCGAGGACGGACTGGAAAGGGATAGCTTTGAATAACGGATACCAGGTTTATACTTCTAGCGCGACTAAGGTTCCAGAGGGCTGGCAGGGCAGCGAGGCAGCGTACAGGGCTTTTGAGGCGTTGATACGAGCGGGCAAAGAGCCCAGGAGGGATTTCAGCTATGCACCTCGCATGGAAGGCAGCGCGGCTGATTTTACGTTTGCGAACCCGCCCGACTTGGCGATGCAGGTCCAAGAGTCGTTTTATAGCCATCATAGCGGGATCGAGACTCGGGGAACGGACATGCTGGCAAAGGCCCAACTTGCCGGACGAGGCATAACGCTTATAATGTTGGAGCATGACAAGCTAATACAAGATCCCGACTGGCTCATACGAGAGGCTCTTCAATATCGGGACCATAGCTGGGAGTAGGCCATGGCTATAACTGACATCAAGCTATCCGGTAAGGTCTTCACCGATGCGGGCACCGCCGTTAACGGGGCTACTGTAGCCCTGCTGGAAACAGGCACATCGACGGAGGAAGCCAGCACTACTACAAACTCTAGCGGGGAATGGTCGTTCACGGAAACCTCTCTAGATGCCACATATGATGTGAAGATTTCAGTGGGCTCTAGCGTAAGGTACATCCTCTGGTCCGACGAGATCACGGTCACGGGCCTGGATGCAGCCTCAGTGAAGATACGGGGCGTGGAGGGAGCAGCCGCCCCGCTCTATTTCTTTGCCGACCAGGCCGACGATGCGGGTGATGGCTGGAGAATACAGGCATCTGCCTCCGACACGCTGGCAATAGGCTCCGACAAGGCCAGTGCGGGCACGATCATTGACTACCTGACGATCACCAACGGGGCCAATGCGGCGGCGTCTACAGTAACTGTGGGGGGAATCCTGGCTGTTACTACGACGTTAGATGTAAATGGCACCGCTGATTACGATGTCACAGACTATGACATCGCATCCTCCGGGGACATAGACCTAGTATCCACCAACGATGCTGCTGCTGCTATTTATCTACGAGAGAATGCAGGCACAAGCGGGACGGTCAAAATTCATGCCGACCAAGGAACCAGCGTTGCTGAGGGCGCAGAGTCAGTAACTATCCTCTCTGATGCGGGTGGCGTGGGGGTACGCAGTACCGCCAACCTGGCCAACGCCGTAAACATCACGGTGGACGGCGGTAGCACCTCTAGCATGACCCTCTTTAATGACCAAGGAACCTCTGTTACTGAAGGGGCTGCATCAATACAGCTTCTATCAGATGATGGAGGCATTGGGATTAAGTCAACTGCGAACCTTGCTAGTGCAATCCTGCTAACTGCTGATGGAGGAACATCGGAGACAATCAAGATTCATGCCGACCGAGGTACAAGTGAAAGCTCTATACAACTTCTCTCAGATGCCGGCGGTGTCGATATCAACGCTGCCACAGGGAAGGATGTGGACATAGCTGGCGGCACCGTTAACCTAACTTCTTCTGACGATGCGGCTTCGGCTATCTATGTTAGGGCCAATGCTGGTACGAGTGAGACTATTAAAGTTCATGCAGACCAAGGCACCTCAGAGAGTTCCATCCAGCTTCTATCAGACGCTGGTGGCGTAGACATAGATGCCGCTACAGGCAAGGACGTAGATATTGCCGGGGGTACTGTTAACCTAACCTCCTCTGATGATGCCGCTTCAGCTATCTACTTGAGGGCTAATGCAGGCACTAGCGAGACCATTAAGATACACGCTGATCAAGGCACCGGCACTGGCTCTATATCAGCCGTATCAGATGTAGGTGGGATAACGCTGGATGCAGGGCTGGATATAGTCCTCTCCGCTGACGGCGGCAACGTCACTATGGATGACGGTACATCTACCATCTTTGACTTCAATGTAGACGACACAACCCTGACGATACATGACGACCAGGATACTGGTGACACGGCTGTCATCACGATGGCCCAACACGGGGCATTGAGCATCGTGACCACTGATGACGATGCAGCAGCAGCTAATATTCAGATAACAGCGGATGGCACGGCTGAATTGGCAGGCACTACTGTCACCTTAGATTCTGCTGCCGACATAGAGCTAGAGGCAACTGATGACATCAATATCCCTGTCGATGTTGGGCTCACCTTTGGTGATGATGGAGAGAAGATCGAGGGTGATGGTACTGATCTAACAATCAGTGGGAACATAATAAACCTAAGCGGTGCGGTTACCGCGACGGGGATTCTCAAGACTGAGGACTCAACAGCAGCGACAAGCACCACTGATGGCTCTCTCCAGACAGGCGGGGGCCTATCAGTAGCGGGGGATGCCATCATCGGGGATGATCTCAAACTACTGTCTGATAGTGCGGTGTTTGGAATGGGTGTGGATAGTGACTTCACGATCACCCATGATGGTTCAGGGGCGGCAGTAATAGATATAGGGGGCTCAGGGGGCAGCATCACCAATGTCGGAGCGTCTGGTAATGACTGGACGTCATCGAGTCTAACGTTTGCCGCCGCCTCCAGCGTCAAGACTTCCGCCGGCATCTTGACCATTGACGGGGACGATGGTTTGCTCCTCAAGACCACTGGTAGCACAGGCTCGTACATCACCCGTGGCACGTACCATATCTCCCAGGTCGTGACGAAGACGAGTATCGCTGACAATAGCGCCACAGCCGTCTTTACTATCACAACGACAGACGGGTTGGGGAATATTGACGGCGGTGGCTATGCCTGTCATGTCCGTGCCTTGGTCGGACATTCACTCAACGCGACAGCGTCCGACTTCCAAGCTGCGAGGTCGTTCCAGGCCCACTTCGCCCGCGCTATGAGTACAGACGGAGCGCAGGGGAACTCCTCGGCGGTGGCCGAGATCGCCGAGTCGGCATCGGGCGTCGCATATGCTGGAAACACAGGGAGGAGGGATATTGGCACAATCACTATGACTACCGCGGACACGAGCGAATACGTTCAGACGGTATCGTTCACGGTAGACCTCACAAACCCCGGCGCTGGCGGATCGATTGGGACGGCTGAAGTTATTGCCGAAGTGGATTTGATTTACTACGGATTTCAGGTCGCGCCGGTCATAGCGGTAGCGTAAGCATAGGAGAATAGGTATGGCAACTAACGAGGCAACGATTACACATCTGGAGGCAGTTAGGGCGGCAGTCAATACGGCCATCAACAACGTAAGGCGCTACCAGATCTACAACGGCGACATGACCTCAGCGGCCAAGAATTCACTATTGGCCACGGTCACGACGGTTCCAGCGGCGCTCCAGCATGCGAGTGATTGCTCGACATGTACTGCATGGGACGGCTCCACGTAGCAATTATGGAGGACCGGGTATACGACCACTTGGCCCTCGTGATTGGGCCGTTGATCCGGGACATGCGCCGACGCCAGCGGGTGCTGCTGAAGCTGCAAGTGGCAGAGGTTCTGATCCTGCTGGTGGGCTTTACGGCTATCGTTGGGATACTGCTGGCCGGGATCTAATGAGGAGGACGCTATGAGATTATTGATATCGCTCCTGCCGCGCCGGGTACGGGGGTATGTCGAGGCAGGCGAGGTTCTGTTTGCGGACCTCGACACCCAGGCCGAGCGTGATGCCGTGCTGCGATATATCGCCAGCATGAGGTGGCCTGACGGCAAAGCCTCTGTTGGAGAATGGGCGCACCTGGGAAAGCAGCTCCGCATCCTCGGCAAACCCCATAAAACGAAGAAGGGGGCTCGGCTGTCTTGAGGCTGCGACACCGTATCCTTCATCGCCCCTGGGGATGGCTCTGCGCTCAGGGTCGTGCCCTCCGCGCTTCGCCGCTGGCGTTCTACCAGATGCTGGGCCGCCGCCGAGACTGGGTCGTGGCGAAGGTGGAATACGTCCACTCTGAGTCGGCCAAATGGAGGGCAGCCTGGACGGCTATTAAGCTCCCATATACCGCTCTTCGGGCGATGGGATTGAATCCTCAGATGGCGATAGGGTTGCTCGTGGCTGGCTCCACGGTTGGCGGCGGCTATGCTGCCGCAGAGGTATTCGCAGATAGGTCGTTCTCAAGGGGTGACGCGGGTGTGTATAGTGCGCCGCTCGATACCCCTACATTCTACAGCGAGGGCGATAATACGCTGAGGGTAGACCTGGGCTCGACCGCTGTGGGCGAGCTAACTATTGAGAACGTGACAGTAGGGACAGCCTTCACCGGCTCGACGCTCCCATCTGGTCATACCAGCGTAATCTCGGTGGGAGGGACTGCGGCGTCGTCAGGATTCACAGCGACCTGGCTTGAGGTGGGGCATCTTATCATTGACCGGTGGCGGTGTACCAGCTTCAGCATGACCGATATCGAGGCGCATACTTTGAATATCCGCTACAACGCCTCTGACGGGCAGAGCATCTCCCCAGTGGCAGGGACTCCCAGAGCCAGGGCCATCGGAGGAGGGAATCGGGCCGACTCGATGATAACGAGCGGAGGCACCTATGACATGATAGTCATCGGCGCTCCGACCTCAAATGTCAACGGGAAGGTCGATGTTCTGAGGCTTTCCAATCTCCTCACGAAGGGCGGCGCTTGCAAGCTCTCGCGTATCAAGGCCGGAACGATTGACGTGGAGTACCTTGAGGTGGGGGCCGGAAATGGCTTCGCCACAAAGGAGTTTGTAGTGGCAAGCTCGACTGTTTACAAGATTGCAAGTATCGTCGATAACGTGGAAGTGAGCATAAGCCCACCGTGAAGAGCGATGCTATAGCCCTCAGAGCGGAGAGGGTGGCACATAACCACCCGGCGGTCGCACTATGCGCCTCTACGGCCATCCTGGGGGCCTCACTGGCGATTCTCCTCTGGAGGCGACGTGGTGGATGAGTGCGCGGTCTGCCGGTGGATTGTAGCGTACCGGCAGAGGGATCTCTCCCCGATGGAGCGGCGGGCGTTAGTGGATGTGGAGTCAGAGCATCGGCAGCGGATACACGTCAACAGTATAGGAAGATGATATGAACCTTGACAGATTTTTGGGGAAGCTTCGCCCCCAGATATTCCTGGCCTTACTAGGCCTGATTGCGATTTCAATCCTGGCTCTCAGGGCTGGTCAGACGGAGATTGGAGTCGGGTGCATTGCCGGGATAATCGCCCTTAGCAAGGACGTACTCCAGTCCGATGCTTAACCGTGCGTCACAATGGGCGGGTATCGGGATCTGCCTGGGCGTCTGGCTGACGCTGCTGTTCTTAGTGCTTACGCGGCCTTGAGGTTGGCGAATGCGATACGCCTGGCAAACCCATGGCGGTTGCGAACCCAAAAGCTAACACCGTCCCGGAATTTATGACTGACCATCCCTGGCTGGTGGAAGCATTCCCGCACATCGGCAGACCCCAGGCCACTGGTCCGATGCTCACATATCCCGGTCATTCGTACCATCGCTCCGACTATCATATCTCGCCTCCTAGGCATGTTAGAATCTCGTCTATATCATCAGGCGTCCAGAGATAGGCCTCTACGCCCGGCACGGCACCCAGCGCCTCGAGCCATTCCTGTTGCGCCACAGTCGCCTTCTTCTTGGGCATCTTCAACTCGGCGAATACCAATCGGTCGCCCTTGACCATGCAGAGGTCCGGGAACCCTGGCGTCGATCTCTGGGAGTTATAGGTATGATACACCCTCTCCCAGCCGGCGAGATTCGCCTCGTACCGCACCCGATCCGTGAACTCTCGTTCGTTTCTAATCCTCTCCCTTATCAGGTTCATCCTTAGCCTTTCCGCAGCTCCTGCACAGCACTGGGCTCTCGGGGTCACATCCCTCTGGCCCTATCGGGCACCCGCCGCCGTACTCGCCATAGCCACGCAGCAGCATGTCTAGCAGGTCCCACCGCACGATCGAATCCCAGTACAGGTCTGCTTTGCGTTCAGAGCCTGCGGGATTGCCCTCCTCCGTCCACATGCGCTCTTGCATCCTGAGCAAGAGCCCTTGCCCTTTTCGCAGCCGTTCGACCGTGTTGGCTATGCCTGGCGACGGATTCGTCAGTAGCCGGGCGATCAACGCTTTGTGCGTTAGCAGCTCTGCCTCTATATCGGAGCCCTTCAGGCTGGAGGGGCCTCGCAACCGGAGCCTGCCGTTGTCGAGGACACTCAGCGTGATCCCCATGTCCTTCGCCTTGAGGAGCGTCCTTCGCGCCTGTGCTATTTTCAGATCGTCCAATCGGCACCTCCCGGATCGTCCATCTTTTGCTGGATCGCCAGCTCTCCGTTGAGGTCCACGATACGCTGGGCCTTTATGTGCCGGCTGATTGCCGTGGCAACAGCGCCAGAGATTTTCTCTGCGGGCTCGTTGCGATACACGGCCACCCGTCCACTTAGAGCGTCCCGGTTCACCGGGCCCTCCCGTGCCACGATCTGGTAAGCGAGCTCGGAGATGGAGAGGCTCTCTGCGACTACCTCGGTCTCCATTGGGTCTCGCGCCACGACGGAGACGGCGTTCTCGTCGAACCTGATGCCAAAGGCCCGGGGCCGCTGTTTGCCTACCAGGTTGACCTTGCGGTGCCAGATCCCCACATCTATGCGCTGATCGCCCTCCTCTCCAGACTTTTTGCACTCCCATATCGATCTTCCACAGTTCAGGGTATAGACGCTGCCGAAGATCTTTCCCTCCTTGTTGGTATGCGTGATCGTGAGCGACGTGCCCCCGACCCAGCGCAGCGCCCGGAAATAGTTCAATACTGATTCAGCCTCGTCTAATCCTCCACCGGTGGCCAGTCCGAGGGAGTCCACGATAACCATGCTTATCTCATAGCGATCGACCAGGTTTTTAATTAGATCCGCCTCGCTGGCCAGTGACTGGGTGCAGCGACGGTAGACGATGTTGGACTTGTGCCCGTTGAGGCCCATGCCCGCCTGGAGGTCGCGCACGCGGCCTGCGATCTCCAGTGTGTCCGTCTCCCAGTCGAGGTATAGCACCCGGCCCGAGTTGATCGTCAGCTCGTGCTGCGTGTCCACATGGCCAGTGTCCATAAGGACAGCCAGCCACAACGAGAGCATGGACTTCCCGGACCCTCCCGGGCCGAACAGGACGTTGGGCTGGTCTGCCAGCAGCATTGGCTCGATCAGCCACCGGACGTTGGTCGGAACCGTCACGTCCTTGATGACCACCTCGGGCTCGCCCTCTCGGTAGGCGTCGATCACTCTGCCGGCGAGGCCCTCGATGTAGGCCTCCCAGTCAATGCCCCAGTCGGCCACGGGCAGCCGCCGGGCCAGCTTGCGCCACCAGGCATCAAGGCCCGACACGGATGTCAGGGTCGGGCTGTTGCGGGCTATGCCGTGCCCGTCCACCGTGATGGCCATCTCGGCCTTTATGCGGTCACCCGAATCCTTGACTCGCGTGATATGGGCTTCCACTGTATGGCCGGCGATAGTCTGCACGTATACATAGCCGGACCCGATCCGGCTGAAGTCTACGGTCGCCATTTGTAGCCTATCCCAGGATTTGGTGGCGGGGCTGGCGTTGGCGACGGAGGCGCAGGGGGCCTCGGCGCAGGCCTTGGCGGGGCTATAACATTACCAATGCCCACCTCGCCGAGTTCGAGGGCCTGGGTGAGCGTATCCAGCTTCTCCCCGAGCGCCTCGAGCGCGGAGGCCTTGCGGACCTCCTGCTCGATCGCGTGGCAGGCCTGGCACCAGAGGGTGGTATGTTGGAAGTCGAGGTTACACTCCATTCTTGCGGCCCTCCAGTGCATGGTAGAAGTGCAGCGCAGCCTGCCACACCTTAGTCAAGCGCCTTTCGTGGTCGTCGATATCCCTGACCTCGAAGTCGGGCACCTCCTTGCCGAGCCTGATCACCTGGCCGTCCATGTGGCAGTCCCCGGGCACGCTGTTCATAATCGCTTCCCGGTAGGCGTGAACCTGCACCTCGGCCTCATCGTAGATGGCCTTCGATGTCTTAAAGTCCACTAGCAGGTACGAGCCATTTGGGCGCTTGAACAGCGCATCGATGGTGCCCGCGTGAGCGAGAGGTTGCTCTGAGTAGATAGCCGTCTCGGTATCGAGGAGCTCAAGATCCTCCTCGGCATACCACTTGTGATATGCTTCCATCACTGCCTTCAGCTCGGCGGGCACGACTACTGTCTCGCCCTTCAGCTCTCGCGAGATGAGGTCGTGGGCTGCGCTCCCGAGATCGGCAGCCTCTTGGGCGTCGGTCTTGGGGCGCAGCTTGGCCTCGGCCACGGCGTTCTCTAGGATGCCGTGTTCGATGGGTTCCCCGAGATGCTCGCCGAGATACTCCGCCATGGCCTCCCGGCCTCGCTTGGCATACCAGTTATAGAGGGCCGGCTTGGGCCAGACTCGGCCCAGCACGGTCGTGACCGACGGCATCTCCTTGCCGTTCACCACGTAGTGCCTTGCCTTGCGCTTGGTCACTCGATCGATATGCGTCAGCTCCCAGCTACGCTGAAGCGAGTTCAGGGGTATCCGTTCGGTCGTTAAATAGCGAATCTTGGGCATTAGACCTCCTCCTCAAATAGCGAATCTTGCTCTTCGGTAACCGTCTCGATGATCTCTTCAATGGGCTCGCTGTAGCTATTGGTTAGTATCGCCTCGTACTCATCGGTGAGGTGGGCAATAGCGGCGGTCAGGTTTGTGACCTGGGTCTTGCCGGTCACCGACGCGCTGACGATCTCTATCGCGCCCTTGAAGGCGACGGCCCGGGCGATCTGGGCGTCCTTGCTGCCTGCCATAGGCGGTGCAGCGGCAGGGCTGCCGGCCTCTACGGTCTTGGCAGTGGTTACGTAGCGATTTGTGTAGACTACCCCGTTTTTGCCCGTGGACTCTTCCTCGGCGTAGTCGATATCCCAGACCGGGCGCTGATCGGGCGGCAGGGACTCATGCTGCCGCAGCGCGTCCGTGAGGGCCTTGTGGTCCTTGGTTCGGGCACCAAGCCAGACCTTCCCATCGGCTCCTTGGATGGAAAATTTTGTGAGCCAGTCCAGCTTCTGGTCCAGCCGATCAAGAGTTCCTATGATTTTAGGCATACTATTCCTCCTGCTTTTTGATGGGATAGCCGAGTTCCCTGAGATGGCGGGAGTTGAAGAACAGGGTCCGCCCTAGCTTCAGCGCTTGGCGCTCATATTCGTTCGTCCCGGAATACCGGTACAGTCGCTGGAGCGATTGCGGGTGCAGCCCAATCAGGGCCGCAGCCGTCTCCAGCTTCCAGTACTCAGTATCACCGGATCGAAAGCCGGTTTCAGTTAAGTTGACTTCCACGCTGCTTACCTCCCGTTAGGGCTTGAGCCAGCGACGCGCGCTGCTTTGTAGTCTCCGCCCACTGGGCCTGGAGCCGCACGAGGGTTTCTTCCATGGTTACGATTGCCTGGATCGCCTTCAGGGCCGCCTCGACCTGCTCGACGAGGCTATAGGCCTCGAGCTCCATCTGCCGCAGGCGATCGACGAGCTGCGCGGGTTTCTCTTCCGTGACTGTAGCCACAGCCTCACGGGTTTCGCCGGGGGCGGGAGCGGTAACGAGTACCGGCGCGGCGGCATTTGCATCATTGCCCTTCGCAGCGGCTTTGCTTACCTCCTCGCTTGCGTAGGACCCTCGCTCGTATACTCGCTTCCGGGTCCCTTTGATCGAGATGCAGCGCTTACACGATCCCTCGTGCGCTCCCAGGGCCGTTGCGATCTTTTCGTTCCAGATGTATAACCCGCAGGCCGTCTGCCGCGTCCACTTTTCCTCGGGCCCCGGTGCGTTGCGAGTCACGAGCCGGGTGCCATGGTCGCTCGCTAGTTTTTCAAGCCATGGCCCGGCGGCGTGCCGCCTGGAGAAAGACGCCAGGGTCTCGGTTGGCCCGTGGATCACGACTTGCATGGCCCCCAGTCGCTCGAGTTTCCTGCGGATTTTCCCTGCGCCGTATGTGTGCTTTGACCTGAATTTTACCCAAGCTGCCATTTCATACCTCCTCGTTAGCTTTTAGTTCTTAGAAACGGACGCAGCTTCCAAGCCGCGTGATCGTGTTGGCAGTGCGCGCATCGCCCGACCAGCCAGCCTGGCCGCGTGTACACGGGCTTGAGCGGCGTCATGCGCCCGTAGTCCGCGCACCATGGGCATCGCAGCGCGGCGATCTGCTCCTTCGTAGGGTCCTCGTTCATCTCACCTCCTTTCTGGCCAGCTCGTTCAGGATTTCGACCCCAGGGCCATACTTTTTGACGAGGTGTTCTTTCACGACCTCAGAGTATTTGCGCTTCAGGAAGTGGTATTCGCTATGCTGGTAAGTCTCGGCTGGGATGCGAAAGAGCGTCTGGGTTCGGCACCTCCTTTTCAAGTCCCGCTGCTCCAAGACATCATCCACCAGTTGGCCGATGTACGAGTCGAGGTTATGGTTGTGTGTCTCGCCCTCGTAGGACCAAGTGTGCGTTGCCGCCTCGGCTTCCATCCGATCGAGTAAAGCTACATCCCAGCGGCCCTCCTTGTTGCGGACATCCACATCGTTGTTGCCCCCGTGACCTGCGTTCCTGGTCTCGCCTACCTTCTTGCCGTCAGCGTAGAGGCTAGCCGCGAAAGCGACCGTCTCCTGGGACAGACCGGCGTAGATCCTGACGTTCTTCAGAGTGATATCCATTATGCAGTCACCTTTTCTTTCTGATTGAGCAACTCAGCTAGTTCAATATTGCGGTTGATGGTCTCTACCGTGAATTTGTAACCCTGCCCGCTGAGGACGTTATCAGCGCTGACGGGATACTTCCGCCTTCTCAGGTTAAAGCCCGTAACTTTGAACTCGTCCCCATTGGACTTGAATATATAACCCACGTTGAATTTCGCTCCAAGCAACTCAGCATCCCTGTTGGCGACCTTCTCCGCCATTGCAGGCACGTCTAGCTTGAAACTGAGGGTGGCTGTATGTCCGCCGTACCTGCCATTGCCATATGATGCCGTCAGGCCGTACTTGTTCACGGCCCGTTGGATCACTCCAGCAAGTTCCTCACTGAGTATCCTGCACTCTGCTCGCCCTATGTTCTTCATCTTAGCCATTTTGACCTCCTCTATTATTATAGCTGCTCGGCGAGACACGCTAGCTGTCCCACTACACCTCATTGTAGCTAATTACAGGTGTTTAGTCAAGCATTCCCTCCTTTCTGGCTACTAAGTATGATCCAAGCAAGGCCTCCCACTGCCGGAACGACTGCGTTGCCAAGGGCGCGGAGTCGTCGGGCCACTGAGGGGGCAGGCCCATCAGGTAGGACACAAACAGCGGGTTGAGCCGAAGGCACTTGTGCGAGCAGGCGTGCCCATCCGGCGTGGTCGCCTGGTCCTGGCGGATAGAGAGGTAGAGTTCCCTCGGGCGTGATGGCTTCTTCTTCTTCGCGCCATCGAACTGCTTGTGATCTCGCGCTGCCGGCGTGGGCCAGTTGGCTGCTTCCAGGCTCAGAGGGTTCCCCCCCTGCGCGTACTTGTTCTGCCTCATGGTCGCCGAGTCCTGTGTCGGCGTGCCCCATAGCCTCGTTGCGGTAGGCCAGGAAGAAGAGTCGTTGCCTCTTATGCGGAGCGCCTGTTTCTGCCGCAGTAAAGAGTCCTTCCTGAGTGCTGTAGCCCACGCCGAGAAGCTGGGGCCGGATGGTGTGGTAGTAGTGGGAGAGCATCTTTCGACTGGCGACGTTTTCCATAAAGAGAGCTGGATACCCGAGGCCTTCTGCGATCCGTGCGACTGCGGGCCACAGGTTGCGTTCGTCATCAGCTCCTCGTTGTTGGCCGGCGGTTGACCAGGGCTGGCAGGGCGGGGAGCCAGCGATGAGATCCACTCGGCCACGCCACGGTTGAGGGTTGAAGGACGTAATGTCAGACCAGATAGGGCACGGATCGATGGAGCCGTCTGCCATGCGCGCCGCAAGGATCGAGGCGACGCCGATTTCCCGTTCCACCATGCACACCGTTCTAGTAGGGAGGACACTTCGCAATCCGAGGTCCAGTCCTCCGATGCCCGAACAGATGCTGAGGACGTTGACGGTACGTGCAGCCACATTATTTCCTCCAATCAAAGGGGCTTGTGAGGTCCCGCTCACCCATATCGTGAGCAAGGTCGATGGTATACAGGTCCGAGTGCGCCCACTCTGTGATTCCACAGTCGCCACATTCCCAGGCGGCCAGCTTGCCGCAGCGAGGGCAGACGGTGAGAGGCGTGTTGTCATCAGCTTCTATCCCGCAACAACGCGAGATAGGATTAGACTCTGACTCTGAGTTGGTTGTGCAAGTGTGTGTCATAGCTCCTCCTCGGCGCGTTCTTTTGCTGCTGCGATCTCGATGGCGTGAACCATGATATCCACCGGCACCAGGATCGGAGTATTATCCTCGCCGGCGAACATTGCCATGCACGGGATTAGGTCATTGGTTATGTATCCCAATGTGTATGTGATCAGCCTACCGGTCACGGGTTCGATGAATTCCCAACACGGCCTGTCGGCTGTGATGATCGGCTCTCTTCCTGTCTGTGTCATCTCACCTCCTCCTGGCCCGTGGCCTTGGGTTCGTGATAGGAAGCCGCGTCGAAGTCAGAGATATCCCCGTCCCGTGCCTCGGCCCGTGTGCGGTAGCCGTATCGGCTCACGTTGGTGACGTATTGGAGCCCGGTCCATACGTTTGTGTACCAGAGACCATCAGTGGGATTTTGTCGGACATCCCGATGTATGGGGTTGCCGTTCTGGTCAAATTTCATCGAGTTCACCCTGGCCCGTGGCCCTGGCGATTGCGGCTTCGGCTTGCGCCCACGGTATTGCGTCGTAGGTTCGCCCATCGTCATCATGGACGCCAAAGTTTACGTTCTCGATGGACTCTACCAGCGCCGTCAACGCGGACAATAGATCGGACGCACTGGCGATCAGGCGTGCCTCACCAGGGGTCCGAGCTTGGACCACAAGGTTGTGATCCTGATCGAGGACGGCGGTAGGCACTGCGAGGTGGACGGTCCACTTCATCGCGTCACCTCCTCGGCCTTGGCTACGACTAGCTCCTCGTACTCGGTGATCGCCTCTGCCAGACTAGTTGCCTCCAGTGGTCCAGACTCGTTTATCAGGTCGCCGCTGGTCCGGTAGGCGTAGCCGGGATTACCGGCATCCTGGGTATCCCACCAAATCTCGTGTAGCACCTCGTCGCTCCATACCGTAGCTGCCTGATCAGGTCTGATCTCCCAATCGACTCCAGGATAGTTGACTCCGCTCATAGCTCCTCCCGCTGGCCGGTGGTGGCCTTGGCTATGGCTAGAGAGGCGGTCTCGATGATCTCGTCGCAGCCCTCCAGCCCGGAGTTGAGAGCCATGCTAATCCACTGTTTCAGGGCTGCGAGGAGATCGGGCCCACTGGCGATCAGCCATGCGTTGGCCTCATTTTCGGTATCGTCAATGGCAGTATCGATGTCGTTGCCTCTGGGCCAGTCAACCACGGTGCCGGTCATCGGCGCGTTCGTGTCGCAAAGTAGCGCCACGGGTTCTCCGGGCGGCCCTATCCGCTGGTGGTCGATTACCCACGGTCCTGGGGTGTGTGTCATCTCGCCTCCTCTATCGGGTATAATTACCGTGCGTCCTCAGTGTTGTGCAGGCCAGCGATCACCTCCTCCCTGCCTGCGCTGGGGGCGTGCTTTTATGCGTAGCTATATTCGATCTCTTCGGCTTTCAATCTCTTAATGGCGGCGGCGGCGGCGGTGCCCTTTGGCTGCGTGCCATGTATGAGTAGGGCGAAGCTTTCCTTGCCAGTGGCGGCGTGCGAGTCATCGTGGTCAATCTCAAGGCCGAGCTGGGCCGCCTCATCAGGGTGGAATACTACCGTCGCGGATTTACGTTGGGCGATTAAGTGGTCAAAGAGGCCGCCCTTAGAGGCCGTGAATTCTAAGTTGGGCGGGAGTTCTCCGAGTCGCTGCCAGTGGTGGATAGACTTAGTGTAGGCGTAGAATATGACGTTGGGCCGGGCGTTGGCTACATCTATCCAGGAAGCCATGTATGCAAGTGAGTACATATCGCCGCCTACGTCGATTCGGCATACCTCAGCATCGACCGGGAGTGAGTCGAGGATCAAGGCGGCGATAGCTTCACGGGTTTTTGCGGCCTTGATCAGATCGAAGTTATGCCAAGCCATCGCACGTAGCTGGGGCGACATCGCTTCCAAGGTGGCGGAAAAGCACCGGAATATGGTGTCCGGCCCATCTGTTATCTTGCCGGTTATGCGATCCGCCTTGGACAGGCATAGCGTCGCGCCCGGGCAGGTCCAGCCACTCGGAAGCGAGATAGAGTACATCCGCTTTACTCCCATCCGCTTCTTGAGGCGTTTAAGCTTTGCGTTGGCGATGCTAAATCTAAGCTTGTCTCGCTGACCTCGGGTCTGCATCAGTTCACCTCCCTCTTGTAGTCCAGCCTATATCTGATAGCGTTGTTGTAGACGTACCGCCTGGTATCTACGTGCTTGAACGCATCGCCCCGGTAGCGATCCGTGTACATATACATGTACATGGGGGCGGTCTCCCTGGTGAGGACGCCTGTCGCGATCGCATCGGCGAACGCATGCTCGCGGTTCCTGGTCGTTAAGTTATCGGGATCCATCTATCACCTCCTCTCGGCAAACCCAAAGCCCCGCGTAGACGCCCTCGGTGTATGCGTCTATCCACTCGTAGAGTTGCTCTTTAGTTAGCCTGCCGCCTTGGCTGACCCACCTACTCCCGTGGTCACGAACCAACCTGTATCGATCCTCGTCCTCCCACTCCTCCAGGGAGTAATCCTTACGGTGGCCGGTGGCTATCATCAGCCTCTTCAGGGCCTGGCGTAGATCGCACATTGTGACGCTCACGTGTTCACCTCTTTCTCTGTCCATTTAGTCCATCCGCGATTCAGAACTAGCGTTGACGCCGCGATCCCGTAGGACTTTTGCGTACGCGGCGGCATGTTTAGCTTTACGTTCGACCGATTGGCCGTGTTCGCTTATCCATATGCTTGTGCCGCCACCATAGTGGGTGCTTCCGATGCCTAGCTTCTTGGCCTGTCTTGCCAGCGAGCTGTTGCCCGGTCTGATTACGACCCAGGCGAAGCCGCATGCGCCCTCGCTCACGTAGTACGTTGTCTTTTCGGGGTCGATATCGTTCCCCAGCGGGGTTGTGGGCGTGCCTACCACCATAGGCGTGGGGTTGGCGTCGTTGCCGGCTAGCAAGCCCGCTGTATGCGCTTCGCGCAATAGCTTGTCCGCTTGCCTTGTCGTAAACGACGGGCTGGCATTGGCTGCGCCGGCCTGTTTGTCCAGGCAGCACCGGGCCATATGATCCGTGTAATACGGCCTCCGGCCGCGTTTGGCCTCTATCGCGTCCCTGCGGGATTCCGGCGTGTAGTCCGTACGTTTTGACCACTTCGCGCTGCGCCCGATGTTGCACTCCAGCGAGTGCCAGGTGAGGCGGTGCCCGTCGTGTCCTGACACGATACGATAGCGGTAATCCGTATCTGGCTTCCTGTCCTTGATCGTCATATCAAGCCTCCTTCGGCTAGTAGCTTCTCGCCAGTTTTCGCAGGACCTCGCCGATGTCCCGCCGTTCGCGGCACTCTCTCGTCACGGCCTGCATTTCTCTCCGCCCTGCCTCGCCCTCGTAATACCCTGCGGTCTCGAGTTCCCGGATCTCGTGTAGTGCCTCTCGATAGCTCACGTCCTCACCTCCTCAAGTACGGCGTGAATAATCCCGATCACTTCTCTGCGTAGTTCGCTTGCTCTATATCTCTCCAGGAGTTCGCCCCTGGAAAGCTGCGTACGTTTCTTAGACTTCATCTCGATCCTCTCTTGTCCCGAAATCGGGACAGACTTACTAACGCCTCGATCGCGACGCATTGGTATAGGCATCACCCCCTCTCTAGTCTTGTCCCGATTTCGGGACAAGCTATGTAACGGTATTCCCCGTGATCGATCGCAGAACTTTTGTCCCGAAATCGGGACAAGCCTGGTTGCGGTATTTCCCATATGTGGCTTCGCCCTATTTGTCCCGAAATCGGGACAAGCTTGGGCACGGAGCTCCCCGTGGTTTTCCCCGTACCTGGGCCCAGGGCCTGGGCCGCAGCTCATGCGTCCGGCGTTCTTAGCTTGTAGCCAATGCGTGGCGCGCGTCTGATTGTGTTAGTTCTTGACTACTTTCAAGGATATTTTGACGTTATGGTCTGGACATTTCCCGCGTTCGTTGCTTTGCCACGCGGTAAAGTTCTTGCGCGTCATTGTGACATTCTGGAATAGATCACAATCGCCTTGACAGTAAACGCGTACGCGTTGCTTATCAGAGTCGGACGCCTTACGTTCTGGCGTTTCAACGCTGATAGCATCGCGCAATATTGCCAATTGCTTTGCGAATTCTGGCACCCGTTTGGCTAGCTTCTCGCTTGCTTCCACCTTAAGGTTGCGCGTCTTAACAACAAGGCCGTTACGTTTTAAGACTGTTTGGAATTCGCCTGTCCACTTCTTTTCCTGTTTGTCGCGCGTTTTCTTATCGTTTCCAACGTGGGATACTTCAATTAGACATGCGATAGCGTACGCAAGGAGTAGGCTATCTTGGTCTGACTTCAAGGCGCGTTTCCATTCTGGCGCGCCCGGATTGAAAACCACTTCGCGCGAATTGTTGATGACCGTTCCCTTGCGCGTCAACGATGCGAAAACCTTTTCCGCTTGACTGGTAACACTCCCGTATATGGGAGTTTGTTTCCACTCCTCACCCAAACCTAACTCGTTAATCGCAAGGTACAAGTCTGTGAAAGCTTCTACCCATGCCGTGATAGCGTGCTGCGCGTCTATGGTTACTGGACGTTTCATTGTGGTGTCCATGATGTCCCCCTTGTCCCTAAATAGGGACAAGACACGCGCCACGCACTAGCTACAAGCTAAACCTAACCTGTTAACGTCTGGAGGCTGACATTTATGTGGTGACTGGTTAACGTATAGGCTTCACCTTGCAATCCAGCTTCATGTTCTTCCGATTGCCAGATTGAATCTGGCGTTGCGCTTTGGCAATTCCAAGGCGAGCAGCCTCTTTACGTTCGACCTTAACAGTGGACGCGTGGGTGGTAGCAATAGCAGGGCCACCCGCTATACGCCACTTGTCACGCGCCCTCTTGTCCGGCCGCCTGTAAAGCTTGCCGTTGTTCGTTGAAACTGCCATCGCATAGCTACGATACAGCAATGCGGGCCGCTTGTCAATACCTATTTGGGTATCTGATTCCGGCGTCCTGGGAGACATGGCGCGCGCCATGACGGGAGTGAGGAGACGCGGCAGGTGCTCGGAGTGGGGCTGGGAGATTCACCGGCGCGTCCTCGCCAGCAAAAGACACCGCGCCAGACGCGCGCCACGCCAGACGGAGCACGCGTCATGCGGGCTGCGGGCTGCGGGCTGCGGGCTGCGGGCTGCGGGTGCCAGGGCTCCGCGCGGTATAAGGTACGGGAACCCTAAACAGCGCGCGAGGGGGCACGGCTTAGAGTCTCCTTACTAGGTATATAGATACCCGTGCCAGAAATTTAGTGCTAAAGCGCCTCTGGCCTCACGAGTATCGTAATAGCCCTATACTCAGTCCTGGAGTGAGCAGGACTAATTACGGTGCGTTACATGTGATTACAGTGTAAGTCGATGTAATTACATGTAATTTAACGGGATTCGTAGGCGGGTATTTCGTAGCTAGCGCGGCTAATATTTCTATCTTTTATGGGCTTATTTCAGGGATTTGGGAGTTACGCCCGAGGGGCCCCTAGGCCCCAGAGGGTGTGACGACCCTCTCGCGCGGGGGCGCGCGCGCTAGTTATATACTAGTAACGCGTATAGCGCGTGCGCGTTCTTACTTTCTTTCTTTTTTTCCCCCCTTTTTTTTCTTTCTTTCTTTCTTTAGAACCGTATTAGAACCGCTAGAGCAGTCTATACAGGCGTGCAGGGGTAGGGTTCGAACGGTTCGATAGGTTTCCGGGGGGTATTACACACACACATAGAGGCATTGCGGCCTGTCCTTCGACGCGACCAATCATTTCTATTCCCTCTTCCTGCATAGTCCTGGGAAAAGCGGAAGGGAAACTGTCCTCGAGCTCTGCATGGCTTGTTATAGGGCTGTATTCTTTTCCCAGGTTGTTTTCAATAAAGGTGTATAGGTAGGGGTCTCCTCTCTTCCCCGAGCCTGTCTTCAGGGGTGCATGGGTAGGGTTCGACGGGTTCGACGGCAAAATACCTAAGAATACCTAGGCTCAAAACCCTCAAAATCCTCAAAACCCCTTGAATACCTAGAGTCAAAACCATCAAAACCTCAAAACCCCTTTCCGATAGAGAGGGGTCCTGGTTCGCATAATCCGCATAATCCGCCCGTGCGTTTCCATTCTGCTGTTCTGGGTAGGCGTGAGAACGGCGGAACGGAAACGTAAGAAAGGGGTATGTTAGTATTCATGGCCATGAGCCCGCCTCGAGGTGGACCGGAGGGTGACAGAAATCCTAATGAGTCTTTTGGGGCGTGTCGCAACTATCGGATATGCCGGCAGGTCGATACGGAACTGGCAAATGGGTTTTGTATCAGGTGCTGGGATAAGGGCCTTGGGGATAAACCGGAGGATTGGGACTGGTCCAAAGACTGATTTAGCGGTACGAGAATTGACTATTTAGGGAGATTGCGGTACGTTTGGGCCATGGATTACAACGCGCTGGTCACCACGCACGGGATAGGAAGGATCGAGAGGCGTTCTAAGGATATAGCGAGGGCTATTATCCTGCATCCCGATCGGACCTATCAGGAGATCGCCAACGAGTATGGGATCACCAGGCAGAGGGTCGGGATGATCGCGAGGAGGCTCGATATTGCGCGGAGGGTCGGAGGGGTCGTTGCGAATAGGGTCGGCAGGAGAAGGGGACATGGGGTCTGACACGGCTAAGGGAGCTACCCCCCAGCAGGCCGCGATCACCAAGATCAACCAGGACGCATTTTTGGCCGCCTTTGCCGTTTCGGGGACGGTCAGGTCCGCCGCGGAGGCTATCAATATCCCGCGATCGACCATCGATGCGTGGGCCAGGAAGGATACCCACGGGTTCAAGGCTAGGTATACGGAGGCGACGGAGCTCTTCAGGGAGTATCTCCAAGATATTGCGGTCGATCGGGTCAAGAACCAGAAACCCAACGATAACCCGGTCCTGCTTATAACCCTCCTCAACGCCCACTGGCCAGAGAAGTATCGGAGAGACGCCCATTACGCGGACAACGCAGCCAAGGATGTCATGGCCGAGTGGAAGAGGTTCGTCAAGGCAAATAAGAAGGCCGCGAGGGATTCACGGTCCGATGATGCGTCCGAGCAAGATACCGAAAGAGAGCAGGCTGTAGCTGAGGCGCAGAAAATTCTAGCGCGTAAGGCCAATGACAACCAGCGCGACGGCTGAAAGGCCCAACCCCGCAGCCGTCACGGAGTATATATTCTCCAAGCTAGACTTCCTGCCAACACCCTTCCAGGCCAGTATCCTCAACTCCCGTAAACGGTTTACCATCGTCGCAGGCGGTGAGCAGGCCGGGAAGTCCATGGTCGCATCCAAGTACCTTATGTCCAGGTTCCTTGAGACCGAAGAGCATGGGCTCTATTGGCTGGTGGCGGCAGACTACGAACGCACACGGGCAGAGTTCGATTACCTCGCCCAGGACTTCGCATCCCTGGGACTTCTTGCAGAAGTTACCAAACGAGTTGATCCGGGGCGCATTATCCTCGCGGACGGGACCCGCATAGAGACGAAAAGCGCCAAAGACCCCAGGACCCTCGCCATGAGAGCCCCCGACGGTATCCTCGGATGCGAGGCATCACAGCTAGATCTCGATACCTTCTATAGGCTTCGGGGAAGAGTGGCCCCTAAAAGAGGGTGGCTCTTCCTCTCAGGGACGTTCGAGGGCTCCCTCGGCTGGTATCCCCAACTCTTCGCGTCGTGGCAACGTGCCTCCGAAGACGAGCAGAGCTTCTCCCTCCCAAGCTATTCCAATACCTTCCTGTATCCCGAAGGTATCGATGACCCCGAAATCCAGAAGCTGAGGGCCCAAGCCTCCGATGAGTTCTTCATGGAACGCATCCAGGGCATACCCTGCCCGCCCGCAGGCCTCGTGTTTGGAGAGTTCCGGGCAGATATCCATCTCGATGAAGTCGCCGAATGGGTGCCGGGAGAACCAGTCTACCTCTGGATGGACCCGGGATACGCCGGTGCCTATGCCGTTATGGCCGTGCAAGATATAAATGGCCAGATCTGTGCCTTCGATGAGGTCTACGAGCAAGGACTCACAACCGACGCCATCATAGATATAGTGACCTCCAAGCCCTGGTGGAAAGATGTCCACTCCGGCACTATCGATATCGCAGGATACCAACACCAGGCTATGTCCGCGCCCGCAGAGATGTGGATGGAACGCACAGGCATCTACCTCGACGCTCAGAAAATCCGCATCAACGAAGGCACGGAGCGACTTAAAGGGTTCCTCAAGCCAGATCCCATCACGAACAAGTCCAAGGTGGTGTTTTCGCCGAAATGTGACGGGATACTGTCGGAGTTCGGCGTGGTTCCCAGCCCGTTCGACGGGCAGACCCGCGCCTACCGGTGGAAGACCGATCGCGAAGGGAATATAGTGGGCAATACCCCCGAGGACAAGAACAACCATGCCATAAAAGCCATGATATATGGCCTCGTTAGCCGCTTTGGCTATGGGTACGTCCAGAACAAAGATTTCATCAAGGTCAAACGGTGGGCGGCCTAGACGGTGATCTGATATGGCAAGACTAAAACCCGAAGACATAATCGACAAGGTGGAAGACCATAGCGAGTCCACCCATACCCTTCGCACTCGCATGGACTCGGACCACCAGCTCTATAAGCTGACCCCCTATGACGCAGGGGACGGCTATAAGTCCTATACCTCGAACGAGCCACAGACCTACGCGGACAAGGTCATAGCCTGGATGACCGGGGCAGATCTCGTCGTCCGTATACCGCCTAATGGCAACCCGCGGAATACCCGCGAGATCAATAACGACAAGGAACGCTTCATCATAGGTGCCCTGCGGGCAGCGAACGAGCGGCTCTCCCGTAGACTCGCCCCCCCGATCAAAGACCAGCTCTCCTGGTATATCGCGCTCAGAGGATGGTACGCGGGCCGCGCCATGCTGGTGAAAAACCCCAACGGCGACACCACGATCGATGTCACCCCGTGGGACCCGATGCACACCTACTGGGGCGTCGGGAGCGACGGCCTCGCGTGGGCCTGCTATAAGGTCAATAAGACCCAGGGCGAGATAGAGGCGCAATACAACGTGCGCCTCGGCGACCTGAGAGGCAACGGGGACGGTATCAGCGTCTATGACTACTACGACGCCGAAGACAATATCGTCGTGGTTCCCGGGCGGTTCATCAAACGCAAGACTCCCCACGGCGCAGAAGGGGTGCCCGTGTTCCTGGGACCCGTAGGGGCCTCCCCCCTGATCCAGTCCATGGAGTGGTCCTCGATCGAGGATACCCTGGAGGACTTCGGGGAGTCAGTATTCAAGTCTACCCGCAACCTCTACGAGAACCATAACTTCATGATGAGCGTCATGCTCGAGCTTACGGCCCGGTCCCGCAAGCAAGGGCTCAAAGTGACCTCCCGCGACGGCACCAAGACCCTGGACGAAGATCCCTACCATGAAGGCACGGAGATATCCCTCGGACAAGGCGAAGACGTACAGCCCCTCGGGCTGCTCGAGATGGCCAGAGAGTCCGGCGCTTTCATGGGGCTCGTCTCGGGAGAGATGCAGAGAGGGTCGCTTCCACACACGGTCTACGGCGAGATACCGTTCCAGCTCTCAGGCTTCGCCATCAATACCCTGAGACAGGGCGTGGAGACCATGCTGGTGCCCAGGGTCCAGGCGATGGAGCGTGCGTATGTGCAGATCGCAAACTTGCTCTGCGTCCAGTACCAGACCGGGTCCTTCAAGTCGATGGAGCTCTCGGGGCAAGATAACTACAGGATGTACTTCTCAGAGGAGATCACCCCCGAACGGATACGCGACGGGGGAGATCCTGAGATAAAAGTCGTCCCCCGACTGCCCGAGGACGATATGTCCCGCTACGGCATGGCGCAGATCGCCCGCGAAGGGCCTACGCCGCTTCTGCCCGACCTGTGGATACGAGACAATATTCTGGGCATACAGGATGCAGACCAGGTCGAAGACGCCGTGAAGGAGCAGATCGCAGAACGCACCCTGCCCGAGGCAGGGCTGTGGTCGCTCTACCAGGCGTCGATGAAGCAGGGCCGGGAAGACCTCGCGCAGTTCTACTTCGGCGAGCTCCTCGCTACGATGTTCGCCAAGGCGAAACAGATGTCAGAGGCCATGATGGGCCCGGGAGGCCCACCAGGGCCCGGAGGCCCGCCCGGAGG